AGTGACGAGACAATTCACCATCCTCATAAGCCCTTCTTGTGCCTTTGTAAGCCTTGTTATAGTTAGTAATCAAATCACTAACCATAGACCTAGAAAGCATAGAGCCAATACCGTACCCGCTGTCAGTAATCTCATCAATAAACCACTTGCGTTGCAATGCTCTAGCCTGACGGTCAAGCCTTGAACCCATAGCGACAATAGGATCAAGTTCAAAGAACTCTACATCAGCAGGATTCTTTGGCCCACCAATCTCTGTGTCATACCTTTCAAGATAATCTTGTTTTAGTTTTCTGGATGCGTCATCAATAGCGTCATCACGGTAGGCTAGTCGCTCACCCCTATAGTTAGTGCCATAGATAGGTTTGATAGGGTCAGTCTCATCTAGTTCGACAACCTTCAGGTCATCCATGATGTCCTTCCACTCACTCTTAACAACTCTAGGAAAGTATCCTTTGGATGTTATCTCTCTGATGGGCTGACCATAGGCCGCTGAATACTTAGAGGCTTCGTCAAACAAATCACCCCAAGCGTTTACCTGTCTTACACCTTCATCACCTAGTATTTTTTCCTCTTTTGTGCCTACAGGTTTGCGAACAGGACTGCCATCTTCTCTCTGGACTCTTTGCGCTTTTATTCTTTTACCAGTCTTGGGATTAAGTAAGGGAGAGCCGTCCATCTGCCTGAGATACTGAACCTCACCATCTACAATAACATCCTCAAGCACGTTCTCACGTTCCATTGCGGTACGAAACGCCTTCTTAACCTCGTCTACACCAACGCCTAGTTGCTCTGCTCTGTTGTTAAAGAACCTTTCAAGGTCATCAACGCCAGTGCTGAGAGCAATACGAACCCTATCCTGAAACTCATTCCTATCTGAGATAGAGGCCAGACCTTTAACTTCCTTGCCTCGGCCAGTGGCTACGTTCATAGCCCTCAGTGCATCCCTTACAGTACGCCCACCCTTAATACTCTCGGGTAGAATAGGAGCCTCAAGCACAGCCTCTCCTGCTTTCTGTAGCATAGGGGTAGCGCCAGTCACATCACTGGCTTTCTTAATGCCTGCTCCAGTGGCTCTCACTGCGGCAGGGCCGAAGTAAGTTAGAGGATCGGTAGCCACATCACCGGCAAACCCAAGCACACCCTTGAGTATGGGGTTCATGTCATCAGGTAAAGCATCCTGAGTCCTGATCTCATCCTTTCCCATCCATCCTTTACCGAATCCAGTAAGGAATCCTTCAGACGGAGTAAGGTCAACCCCTCCCAATGAGCGGTACAATGCGCCACCTATGGTAGACTCTTTAAGACCTACCTTGATCGCTTGTGATGGGCGCTCAATAAGAGCAATGTAATCCAGAATGTTCTTATCTTCTTTAGCAGGGGCAGGCTTATCGCCATACTTAGCGTTAAGGGATGTCAATATCCTGTTACGCTGTGTCTCCTCTGGTAAATCTCTAAATCCTTCTGGTACTTCTGTCTTAAACTTCTGCCCTGCGTAAGAGAATCTTATTGTTGGCATTTACTCTGGTTCAATATTTAGTAGTGAGGAGTCTAATCCACCTGATGCCGCGCCACCCATTGCCTGCACCATCATCTTTGCTTGCTCTCTAGGAGGAAGGTTCATACCGGCTTGCTGTTCATTCTCCAGTCTGCCCGCTCTAATGGAATCTTCGATAAGATTAACTGCTTCATTGTCATAGCCTGCGGCTACAAGGCTTCTAGCCTGTTGCAAGTCCAATACCCCACGCTCATCTTCAGCAAGATCAGGGGCTTTAGGAGTAATAGACTCATAGATATCAGTGATATCTGCCACATCTTCAGCAGTACCGCCTGCATTGAGGATCATCCTTGCGGCTTCTGCTCCACTCTTAGGCATGGAACCATCCTTAAAGATAGCATCAAAGATTTTAGCCTGACGATCAGTACCCATCTGACTTATCTCTTGCTCAAGCATGGCTGTACCCAACTTTAGCATATCAGATGCAGAATCAGGGTTGACAAGATTAACAATGCCATAAAACTGTAGCAGTTTTTTCATCTGCTTGTTCATTCTCTTGCTCTTTCTTTGTTCAAAAGCAAGTCTTGATTCAAAGTCGGTTGGCATACTAGCGCCGGGAGAGGGAGTATAAGAGCCTACCCCAACAGGAGCGGTAGCGTCAGGAGACACTTCATCACCCCTCATCATTGCGGCAAGCCTGTCTGCACCAACAGCGCCACCAACCCCTAGACCTGTTAGCCTAGCGGCAGTTCCAACACCTGTAGTTGGGTTCATGTACAGTCTGTTAATCCATCCGGGCTGAAGCCTTGGTTTTCTTGCCCCTCTAGTTTCAGTAGGTGTCGGCCTTTGCCACAAAGGTCTTTTCCAACCTTCTACTGAATCATAATCCAAGCCTTGACGGGTCTGCTGTACCCCTGCTTTTTTATTTTGCGCTCTTAGTGATCCTTTGCCTAGACCTGTAAACCTTTGTAAAAGGTTCATCAAGCCTCGGCTTCCGACACTTCCTGCGGTAGCCCAAGCCATTAATCATCTCTCCCTATAAGCAGGCGTTCTAACATTCTCATTCTCTCATCATCAGACATAGCATCCATTCCTAAAAATGGGAACCTATTTAACTGAGACTGTTGATTATAAGAAAGTGGAATTCTGTTACCTTGCGGTACACTTTGAGTTGTAATAGGAGTTATCTCTGGTCTAACTAAAGGAACCATATTATAAGCAAAGGTTTGCTCTGAAGTCCTTTGGTCTATAGGAATCATAGGGTTAAAATTCCTAGAGTTATCTATAGGAGCCATAGGAGTAAAGTTCCTAGCATTGCTTATAGGCATCATAGGCGTAGCACCTTGCATCCCCCGATTTACATCAGTATATCTTGGCGGCCCCTGAATGGCTGTAAGCATTGGATAGCCAAAGGGATTGCCTGTGGTTCTTACCGGCCCTCTATAAGAACCCATCCCCGGCCCTTCTTCAGCAAATCGGTCACGCATTGTAGGGGGGGCGTATGATGCTGTACCCGGCCCTTCCTCTGCAAACGTAGAAGGCATGAAGCGAGAAGGCGTCAAGCCTGCATCGCGTGTATCTGCAAGACGCTCATACGGCATAGGCCAAGCAGAATCATAAGTTACTGTTGGTTCGCCAGAGTCTACATACTTAGATACAATAGTTTTTGTTTGCTTACCGTCATTTCCAATTGTTATTTTTTCAGTAACATCCTTTTTAGGTCTAGGTACATACTCTCTAAACTCTATTGTCTCATCTCTTTTAGAGCCGTATGATGGCCTATCCGTTGTTCTCCACCTTTCATTATCAAACAGGTCAGCAAATCTAAACCCGCTCATATCAGGTGTATCAGGACTCGGTGCAATTAATTTTTTTAGTAGTTCTTCCATTATCCTATGTTCCTATAGTCTTGTTCCCACTGTCTACGCATTACCCAAGGATCGCCAAAGGGAACTTGAGCGCCCACACCGTATGAACTAGGTGCTTGTCTACCGGTAGCCTTACCTCCTGCCATTAAAGCAGACATAAGCAACTGGTTTAAGTAATCATCTTCATCAGGTTCTTCTTCTGGTTTCGCATCTTCAGCAGGGGTCAGGCTCTTAACGTACTTAGGTTTTTCATGTGCCGCACGAATAGCCCTCATTCTGCGCTCTGCTTCCCCACCTTGAGCGGCGGCTTTCTTTCCTTTTCTTTCCTGTGAAGTTTGTGTAGCATACTCCCATGCCTTTGCGGGAAGTTCAGTAATATAGTTTACTCTTTCGCCTGTAGCCTTTAATTGTTCTGGGGTAAACTGAGCGCCACCCCACAGAGCAATGTTAGGCATACTTTCTACAAGGAATGGAACAGCATCCTGCACCAAAGCATTTCTATTTGGGTCGTTAAGGTATTCATTTATACCGGGTAATTGAGGATTCCTAAAAGGATAAGATATCTTACCCCATACATCTTCCCAATTAATATCATCAAACATTACAATGCTCCGTAATCAACCTGATAGTAACCGTTCTCGCCAACGGATACAGCATCAGGATTAGTTTCAAGAACCTCTTGAGCCATGACACCAACAGTCGGTTGGTCTATACCCAACTCTTTAGCCTTGTCATTCCATTCCCAAGTGTAGACATTGTAACCTTCTTCTTCACCGATGCGGGTTACATTATCCTTTAGCCTAGCGTCAGAGAATGGAGCAAACCCAAGGCTACCCGCAATACCGGCTATCTGACCTAACTGACTAAGACCGCTTGGCCCCGGCGTGGTAGCCGTAGTCGTTGAGCCGTAGTCACCAGATACCATAGCCATGTAGTTACGCAGTGCGTTCTGCGGGGCATTGGCTTCATACTCGTATCGTGCCATATCGCGGTCAATAGAGGCTTGAGTCATTCCCCTTCTAGCGGCTCCAACATCACCGATAGCACCGTACATACGAAGTGGCGCACCCATAATAGTTGGGTACTGTTGCTGACCGAACTGCTGTTGACCAATGATCTGCTGTGCGGCAGGCAGTCTCTGGCTTTGAGCCGTCTGATAAGCGTCTGTATACATCCTTGCAAGCGGTGTAGTAAGACCCCTAGCCACTGCATCAGTAACAGCCTCGTTCTGCTCCAGTGCGGCTCTGCTTGAGCCTCCGGGCTGATACATAACCTGTTGCTGTCTAATGCCGGGGAGAACACTCTTCTGTAGGTTTCCAATAACATCACCAGTTAGGGCTGATGCCATTGCTCCGTAAGGAGTTCCCGGCCCTGTTCTTACATTTCCTGCTAAGAGGTCGGCCTGTTGCTGTGGGGTAAAACCTGTCTGTCCACCAAGGCTACGCATAAGAGCGCCTTCCGCCCCTGCCTGCATACCAAGCGCCCTTGGCCCTTGAGCATACTGTAGTATCTGCTCCTGAGCAAGGGTTTGAGCCGGATCAAATCCTGCCAGAGTCTCACCGGGATAGTATCTCGGAGCGCCCCTATCATATATATTCTTGGCTTGAGCAAAGCCCCCTGTTAGATAACCTTTCTGTTCAGCCCACGGCTCAACATTGGTTGTGCTTACTTGTGTTCCGCCACCGCTCATATTGAATTACTCCGTAATTTACTAATATCTAGCGTATTTGATTTGCCTAAGAATTTAATATTCTTTTTAAGCCTTATATCAGAGTTTTGGCCCACACTAGCGGCTGTAGACCCTACTGCAGTTCCACTAGTGGAAGTTGATGCGGTTGCCGCGCCGGGTACATCACCCGGCCCTTTACCCCCTTTTGACTCTGAATCATCTTCCTCTTCTTCTTCGTTACCAAACAACTCCTCTGGAGGGGTAACTTCTATTGGGCCGAATGGCGCACCATAGAATTGTACAGGGCCAACAGCAAACTGAGGAGGCTGATACTCTAGGATGCCAGTGTTAATCGGGTAAGCATCTGCATACTGCTCAGTTCCAGGCTGATACAGAAGCCCACCATCACCCATAAAGGGATTGGCTGGCATATACGCTCCCAAGTTTGCTGTAGCGCCCATGTAATCAGGAAGGTCGTAAGCCTGTGGACGCTCGTACCTAGAGGTTAGCATTGGAAAGTATACGTTCTCCCCCGGATATGGGCCAATAGGGAGTAATCCAGAAGAAGAGGATGATCCACCACCCCCACCACCGCCACCTTCAGGCGCGGGTCGTGCTTGGCTTGCGGGATACGTCTGCCACCATGCTTGACCAGAGCCTTGTTTGGCAACTTCTCCGGCTTTCCAAGCGTTAAACTTGTCCATTGCCGATATCCACTCTTGTTTAGGAGCATCAGCCGCAGGCAAAGCACCTTGATTATTTGCCGCTAACCACTCTGGATACTTTAGTCCTTCAGCGTGTTTAAGTATTTTATCGTGGTCTTTAGCCCATGCGTCACCACCACCTAAGCCTAATCCAGACATTAGTGCATCCTCTCTTTCAAGTCTTTAGTAAAGACAATATATGAATCTTTCCAATCAGGTAACATTTTTTTCCATCCTTTTCTACCCCATAATTCCAGCGCAGAGCATCCTTTTTTTATAGCAAAGGCTTCTACCATATCATTAAACTTCTCATGTAATTCTTTAAACCTTTCCCCAGAAATAGACACAACCCTGAGTATTCTTTTCTGAGGGTAGTTTACAACCATAGTAACCATAGACATAACAATCTCTTTATCTTCTGTGGCTATCCATAACTGCATTTCACCCATCATAAGGCTGTCAAGAAAGTCATCAATCTCTAACTCTCCTTCGCTATGCTCCTGCACTCTGGCAAGCATAGGGCCAACATCTTCCCATACATAAGGTACATCTTCTGGGCTAATCAAATGCGCTTTCAAAAGTCTATCCTGTAGGTAGCGGCTATTCTATTTTCTGAGTATCTTAAATTATACCCGCCTGAGTTTAATCCTAACTCGTAACCGTTGTCATTTGCGTGTAGTTGGAACATTTCTGATGACAGGTCATCATTTTTGTTTAATATTACGAAGAGGGTGGCTGCTGCGATCCCAGTAACGACTAACTCTTTTTCGTACTCCTGATACCACTCCTTCTTTTTCTTTGTCTCTTTCTGACCGCAAAGGGTTACGCTCCTTCCGTTCCCTGTTCCCACTGCTCCGTTCTGACAAAGTAAATCCCCCAAGGCTCTAGCCTGTGATGAAGTTGAAAGAAGTGAATATTCATTAGCAACAACAGGGATTCCTAATTTCATAGCATCTTTTAACATAGTAACAGCCATGTTAGAATCCGCAACGTAGTCACCAGAAAGGTGATCTCCTATCTGCAAATATATAAAGTCAGCACCTTTGTAATACCGTGTATCTCTTTTAAATCCGCCAACACCGGGAGCAAGATGTACCGCTACTGGTTTGCCTGTCTTAGACTTCAAGTTTGCAACAAGAGCATTAACCTGTTCTGCCGAAAACATTTCGTCACACTCTAAACAAACCACATAACCCGCAACCTGAGAGTCATGCCTTTGTACCATCTGATTCTGGAAAGCAAAGTGTGTTGACATTGGCGCTTTACCTTCGCCATGCTTAGACTCTGGTATTAACCAAAGTACAGGCTTTAGCCCATCATCATTAAGAACATTCAACTCATGTGTATAGTCATACAGGTGCAGTTCGCCTGCGGGTAAATGACCATTTCTTGCTTGGGCGTACAGGTCAATATGGGTATCACCGTTGTTCTTAAGAATACTGCGGAAGTGAGCCTTCTCTTCTGCGGAATAACTAGGAGATAAATACATTAGGCTTGTGCCGTATTTATTCCTCCAGTCAAAAATTCTAGGATGCGCTTTCTCTGCGGTTAGGAAAGAAGATCGTACACCGTAAAATTCATCTATAGGGTCTGCGTTAGAGTTTTGTCCAAGAGCCGCCAACGTAAGCATAAATGCCAGTGCCGCCCCCCGGATTCCAGTTTGTACCATCCGCATATCTTATATCACCGTCCCTTGGTTTACCTTTGTTAGTGCCTCCCTCATTTGAGGGGTCAACATTTGTTTGCTCCAATCTCATTACATCTAGGTTAAATATAATATCTGACAGTCTATTTAACTCATGGAAAAGGTAATCAGATAGTTGATCGTTATTGATTGGCGCGGGATTAGGAGTCCATCTAGTTACAGACTTTACATTCTTTGATGAAGCGTTAGCCATGTGACCTTGATCCTCTTAGTCCTTTCTTCTGCACCTCAAAGGCTAGGCCATGCAACTTCCAGTCAATGTCGGTATCAGACTCTACCTTAACCCCAAAGTATTTGCCGCTTACCCTGCATGATACCTTAGACTGAGAGTTAGGGTTAAAGGCTACCGGCCCTTCCCATGTAATACCCTCTTCCGTACTCATTTGCCTGCCAATGTAAACGTTTACCGTGTTATTCCCGCTTACTTCTAACTGAGGGTAGACAGCAGATACAAACTTGACAGACTGTGGATCACCCAAGTCATACCCGCTTCTCTCAATGTAAGCAGACATGGTGGCTGTATTTTTCTTGTTGCCCTTGTTGTCCCTGAATATCTTAGTGTTGGTAACATCAGCAAACACAATGTTCTTGATTACATTGTCGTAGTTAGTAGCACCCCAAGGGTCTGAGTCGGCATCCCACGTTCCTGATGCGGCATCCCATGTAGCGCCTGCTGTAATCTCTACGATACCTGAGTTAATGTGAGAGGTATCAGGCAAGTCGCGGAAGGAGAATGTGTTATCCTTCCAGTTCCAAATCAGGGCTTTGTTTACTACAGTAGATGATCCTGCGGGATAGCAGGCCATCATTTCGTTTCTAACGTAGTCTGCGGCAACAAAACACTTCTGGTAATTGTCACCGTTTAATTCGTCAAACACAGTTCTGCGAAGCCTGTTAGTCAACATAGGGGTTACAGTCTGACCATTACATACATAAAAGTCAGAGTTCCCCATAAAGAAATGTCCACCTTCAAACTCTGCTACGGCTTCCTTAGACAGCAATCCAATAGTGGGCGACAACAATTTAAAAGAGAATATAAAAGGAGTACCCACATAGTTCATAATGTAGATACTGTCATCCTTGTAGATAATAAATGAGTCACCAAGAGGTAAGCCGTCTATAATATCTCCCGGCGTATCTGAAAGTTCATACTCACCCGCATCTAACGTAGCATCTGTTTCGTCCCATGTAGAAGGAGGGTTGCCGAATGACGCTTCTGTACTCCACTTAACAAGTCGAGGTTCTTCATTAGTTCTTTCCCAGTTTAGGCCAACAAGGAATGTTCTAAAAGACCGTATAACCTTACACTTGTTTCCAG